GCCATCAACGCATAGATATTCTTTATACAATGGTAAGTTTATTTGCCATACATGTAAAGCAATAGTTGCAACAGCAAGAATGTACAAAGAAAAACAGGAGTTAACTTGGATGTGTCAAGAAAAACATTTATCTAAAGTTAATTTTAACGTAAGGGGATATTAATGAGTGAGCGTGGAGAACTAAAGCGTATTGGTGCCAAGCAACACATTAATTCAGGAAGAGGACCAGTTAAGGCTGACGGATCACTAGATGATTTTGTTGTAGACGTCAAAGAATATTCTAAATCATATTCTGTGAGCCAAGATTCTTGGGCAAAGATTGTGTCTGACACAATGAAGGTAGATAGAAAAAAGAATCCAGCATTAATGGTAGTTTTAGGAGAAGGAAACAAAAAGGTTAGACTTGCTATAATAGAATGGCAAGTTTTTGAGCAATTGAGAGAGAGCAATGGAAACAACAGTTGAGATATTAAACAAGGTTACAGGATTAAACGATATATCAGAATACATGAAAGATGAAGAATTAACCAATGCACTTGTAGTTGTTGCTAAGTTAATCTCTAATCCAGATATTCCGCCACAAAAGGCTACGCTACTAATTACCCAACTGCAAGCATATTCTGCTAAGTTTGGCATGCTTGCCTCTTGGTATTCGCATGTTAAAAAAGATGAAAGGGTAAAAAAGAATCTATACTACTCTGCAAGAGAAGCAATAGATAAACTAGTTGATGCCCTTAAATATAGTGTAAGGTCATTCTAATGTCAAAAAAATTAGTTAATAAGATTTTGTCTAAAGATGAGAAACATAGTGATGAAAGCAGTATAAATTTAAATGAAATTATAGATAAGATTCATGACGGGTATGAGCATAAAAAAGGTCCATACTTTGCTAAGAGAACAGGGTTTACACCCTCTGGATTAACGTATGGGGCTGGCAAATGCCCTAGAATGTGGTATCTATGGTTTGAGGGTAATGAAGCAGAAAATACTAATACTTGGTATGAAGTTGCTAATATGGACTCTGGATCAGACAGACACACAAGAATTGAAACAGCAATGGAAAATGCTGGCATATTAGTAACAAAAGAAGCACAGTTAAAATATGAAAACCCAACCATATCTGGTAAAACAGATGCTGTTATCAAATGGAATGATCAAAATATTCTTACTGAAATTAAAACTAAAACAGATGAGGGATTTCAAAGAACTAAGAAGCCTGCTAATTACCATATAGAACAACTACTAATCTATATGAAAATTATGAAGCAAGCATTTGGAATATTAATATATGAGAATAAAAACAATCATGAAATGTTAATGTTCCCTATCAGACTAAATCAAAAGTATAAAGACTTTGTAAACTACTTCTTTGACTGGATGAAAAGTGTAGAGGCTGCGTTTAAGGAAGGAAAACTACCAGAGAATCCATACAGAGTTAAATATAACTCTAGAGATTGTAAAGGCTGCATGTTCCTCAAGGTATGTCAAACAAAGCCAGTGGGCGATATCAAGATTGAGTCTAGGAAAGATCTTGAATGATAAAGGTATGTCAGTGGTGTGAAAAAGAATTTGATTCTCATATTAGAAACCAAATCTATTGTTCATCCGACTGTAGAACCAATTCAACAAAACAAAAGATATCACAAAGGTATCATCAGTCTAAATTTAGAACTAGGCTTAAAAAAGAAAGAAGATGTGCTGGGGGATGTAATACATTGCTAAGCGTATATAATGATTCTAAATTTTGTGATAGTTGCCTTGTAAATAATAAACAGGTAGATAAACTAATGAAAGAAATTAAAGGATATTTTGATTATGAAAAAGAATAAACTATTATATATTGGACACCCTAAAACTATTATGGCTATAGATGCTTCAACTAACTCTATGGCATTTTCTATATTTAAAGAAGGAGTTTTACACAAGTTTGGTAAAATTAATTTTCATGGAAAGCATGTATACGAAAAGGCTGGGGATGCATGCAGAAAATTAATACCATTTTTAAAAGACTTTGAAATAGATGCAATAGTTATAGAGTCTGCTATATATACAAACTCACAAAAAACTGCTATGAATTTGGCTTTAGTTCAAGGAGCAATTGTAGGATCAGCACAAACCTCTGGAAACAGGGTTGTAGCATCTTGCTCTCCAGTTGCTTGGCAAAATTGGATAGGAAATGGCAAACTTAAAAAAGAAGAAAAGTTGGCTATTAGAGATTTATACGGTCATGACAAATCATTCTCTTGGTATAAACAAAAAGAAAGAGAATTTAGAAAAGCAAGAACTATAAAGAAAATAAATATAGAGTTTGATTTAAGTGTTGAAGATGACGATGTTGCTGACTCTATAGCAATCGGATGGTACTCAAGTAATAACTGGCATAAACTTGCAAACGAACCTACAAATGTTGACAAGGTACAGGGTTAGTGATAAAATGAAACTCTATACTAATCAATTGTGGTTAACAAAAAGGATTATAAATGATAAGAAGACTCCTGAAGAGGTTGCAAAAGAATGCGGATGCAGTACAGAGACTATCTATGTATACATGGCAAAATTTAAAATTAAAAAGACAAAGAGGAAATAATGGCCGAATATCCTAGAATAGATATAGATAAACAACTAGAAGATAGAATGAAGTTTATTAGGGATATCTCTACACAAGCACCTGCTGGTCGAAAGATACTAGATGAATGCCTTGATATAGCAGAGTTACTTATCAAGAAGAATCAGTCATACGGCAGTTCCTATAGCCACCCTATTAATATATTTAGTAAGGCAGAGCCAAAAGAACAACTTAATATTAGAATTGATGATAAACTTAATAGAATAAAGAAGGGCAGCGAATATGCATCAGAGGATACAATACTTGATCTTATTGGCTACCTTGTATTATTAAGGACATTAGATGAGCACAGATGATTTAGTAAAACATTTAGACTTGGTTAACAAGGTTGCCTCTGAGTATCTAAAAGGTCACGATGCTGCAGAAATTTCTAGATCGCTAGATATTCCTAGACCAAGAGTAATGTCACTACTAAGTGATTGGCGTGTAATGGCTTCCAATAATCAAGCAATTCACGCAAGAGCAAAAGAAGCACTTGCTGGTGCAGATCAACACTTTTCATCATTAATTAAAAAAGCATATGAAGTTATTGACGCTGCAGACTCTACTGCAAATCTTACAGCAAAAACTACATCTATTAAACTTATTGCAGATATTGAAACAAAAAGACTTGAAATGCTACAAAAGGCTGGACTATTAGACAATAAAGAAATAGCAGAACAAATTATTGAAATGGAAAGAAAGCACGATATTCTTATCAAGATATTAAAAGATATTGCAACAGGTCATCCAGAAATCAGAGAGGAAATTATGAAACGTCTTTCAGAAATCCAAACTGAGGTGGTAGTAATTGACAACGATTGATTTTAGTGACTTTATAGAAGCACTGGATGAAAGTCCATTTGAAGAAAATCCAGTAGACATTAAAACATTTGTAACTGGAAAAGATTATCTAAATCAGCCAGAACTATCTGAGTACCAATATACTCTTGCAGAATGCATGAGCCAGATATATAAAAAAGAAGATATTATTAGATTGCTTGGCAAAGAAAAAGGCGAAGAGCATTATAAAAAATATACAAAGTCCGAAGTTATTCTTATGTGTGGAAAGGGTAGCGGCAAGGACCATACATCTACAATAGGTTGTGCCTATTTAGTATATAAATTACTATGCCTGAAAGATCCTTCTAGATACTTTGGAAAACCTAGTGGAGATGCAATAGATCTTATTAACGTAGCGGTAAACGCACAACAAGCAAAGAACGTATTCTTTAAAGGATTTAAATCTAAAATAGAACAGTCACCATGGTTTGCTGGAAAATATGAAGCCAAGGTAGACAACATGGAATTTAATAAAGCAATTACTGTTTACTCTGGTCACTCTGAAAGAGAATCTGCAGAAGGTTTAAACTTAATATTAGCAGTGCTTGATGAAATATCTGGTTTTTCTATGGAAGGTGCAGGTGGAAATGATCAAGGTAAGACTGCTGACAATTTATATAAAGCATTTAGAGGCTCTGTAGACTCTCGTTTTCCTGATTATGGAAAGGTAATCCTTCTTTCATTTCCTAGATACAAGGGTGATTTTATTTCTAAAAGATATGAAGATGTAGTTGCAGAAAAACAAACAGTTCTTAGAAAACATAAGTTTGTAATTAATCCAGTCATGAGCGAAGATGATCCAAATAATTCATTTGAAGTAGAATGGGATGAAGATCATATAGAGGCATATAAGTACCCTGGTGTATTTGCTTTACGCAGACCAACATGGGAGATGAATCCTACAAGAAAGATTGAAGATTTTAAAATAGCATTTCTAACAGATCCAAGCGATGCATTAATGCGTTTTGCCTGTATGCCAACTGTATCATCTGATGCATTCTTTAAATCAAGAGATAAGATTGAAAAGGGTTTATCAAATCGTAATCCACTGGATCACTCTAGAAGATTTGATCTTAACTTTAAACCAAAAGAAGATGTTGTTTATTATGTTCATGCTGACTTAGCACAGAAGCATGACAAGTGTGCCGTATCAATTGCTCACGTAGATAAATGGGTAAATGTTCAATCATTTAATAACTATGAACAGATAGTTCCTCATGTAGTTGTAGATGCAATTGCATGGTGGGAACCAAAGCGTGAAGGCCCAGTAGATCTTAGTGAAGTTAAAAACTGGATTATCGATCTAAGAAGACAAGGATTTAATTTAGGTTTAGTTACATTTGATCGTTGGCAATCATTCGATATTCAACAGGAATTAAAACAGGTAGGAATAAAGACTGATACCCTATCTGTAGCAAAGAAACACTATGAAGATTTAACTATGTTATTTTATGAGGAAAGAATTAATGCTCCCCATATTGATATATTGCTTGAAGAACTATTAGAACTTAGAATTATTGGTAATAGAGTAGACCACCCTAGAAAGAAGTCTAAAGACTTAGCAGATGCTATGTGTGGATCTGTATACAATGCTATATCAAATACAGAAAGAAACAGAATAAAAGAGGTAGATATTCACACTTGGTCTAGGGGTGGAGTAGATAAAGATAACGCAGATGATTTTCTACCAGATAAAATAAAACCAAAGTCAGAAAACTGGTTTAGTGGGGGGTATAGATTAGTATGATAGACGATGTAAGTGAAGAAGAATATAGTGATCTTATTCAAAGACTAATAGATATGGGTGCTTTAGAAGTAATAGGATTTGACGAAAAAAGTAATCAGTTTACCTATGGCCTAACGCCTAAATGTCAAGAAATATTGCCAGAACTTTTTGATGAACATTTTAAGATGATTAATGAACTGGCCTTTAAACTATGGAATGATGGCCATATAGAAATGATGTTTGATAAAGATGGGGTACCAATGGTTATGATTAAAGACTTAGATCATGTGATGAATGTAAAAGATACCCTACCAGATGAAGAAAGAT